TTTTGTAGGATAGCATCTGCAAGATCAATATCGTTCTGCAGAGTTACCAAGCTGCCACGAAGCTGCTTGTTGCCAGTACCGCCATTATTGGAAGTAGAGGCTGAGTTCGTGGACATAGTAATAGTAGCCATAATTCAATCCCCCCTTATGCTGCGTTATACTTGGCAGTTACGATTGCTTCAGGACGAAGAATCTTCCTACCGTATAGATGCATACCACGAACAATGTCAGCAAAGCTGTCAGGATCACGATATGTTTCAGTCTTGTTAATCTGCTCTGCAGTTGCAACAGCAGAATCATGTCCAGCAACTAAAACACCAAAGTTAGCATTCTGGTTAGCTGTTCCTGATGTACCTGGTCCTGTGCCTACTGCTGGTAGGTTTGAGGATGAGTACAAACGGAACCCATGAAAGTTATTGATAACAAGACCATTACGTAGTCCACCTGATTCACCGTAGTCTCCATTCATGAAGCGACTATCTTCATCGGAAAGGATTTCCATAAATACAGGATCAATTACGAGCCAACGCCCTTGTGTATCAACTTGCTGTTGGTCAAGTAAACGCTTCATACGAGCAACAACCATTGCAGGTGAAACAGTTGCAGTTGGTAATGACGTAGCACCTGGCATACGAGCAGTTACTGGGATTGAGTGATCACCAGCAGATGCAGTGGTAATGTTACCAAAGTCACTCTTTTTGAGTTTCATGCTTGAAAGCAATTCATCATCACCTGCAGTAAGAACAGCTTTTTCACCACTTGCGGTGTCATTAGCTGTGTCTGCTTTTGCATGTAAGGCTGATTGTTTGAAGCCTGAAAGATAACCAAGAACCTCTTGGTCATACTGGTCAGCTAGACGGTAAGCTGCACGATCTGTTGCCAGATCCATGAAGTTAACGTGGCTGTGTGCTTCTTCGATGTCATCCATCTTAAAAGCAAAGTAGTTACTTTTGTCTACAACCAGAGTGAAATCTTCATCGTCAAGGTCTTGTGCAGTGACAGTTGTACCGCGAGTATAAGACTGAACTGAGATTTCAGGTTCTTTGATAATACGCACTGTATCACCTTGGGCAGCTATCTCCCCAAAATAATCAGAGTTTGTAATATCGCCAACGGTAGCAGCTTTACGAAATGCAAGCTGTACCTTTTTAGAGTAGATTATGGGACTAAAATTACCATTAGGTAAATTGCCATAACCTGACGCACTTGAAAAAGCCATGGTATAATCCTCCTATAGTTTGGCTTTAGAAGCTAAACACACTGAAGAGGCTGTTACATTTTCTAGGGTGCAGATACTATTTAGTTGGCCTACCAAATAATTACTGGGCCTGTACTTGAACAGGTAGTTCTTTTAGTTTAGACTTTTAATGAAATGAACATTAACAAAAGGTAGTCAAGAAGAGGCTTTTGTTACATGTCCCTAGTTATACTGCTGAATTTCTATTTGTCAACAGTTATCTTGCAGATCCAGATACATCGTAAATAAATTTTCCACTGCGTAGTGCAGAGTTAATTTCATCTGATCTTTCTGAAAATTCTTTATCAGACATTCTAGCTACTTCAGACTCTTTTATAGAATCAGATGCATCTAAAATATCTACTTCTGTTTTACCCTTTCTTGTTACTGTCTTAGCAGCACTCTTTGTATTTTTCTTTTTGTCAGAAACAGTAAGACCTTTATCCATCTTATATAAATCAATAACTCTAATCACTGAGTCAGGATCATCTGAGTTTTCATATAGAGCATCTTTAACCCACTTAGGTTGCTCATCAGCCCAATCATGAAACCCATCTGATGCCCTAAGGTCATCAAAGTCGGAGTGAGCTTTACGTATTACATTCTCTGCACTGTCACGTTTTAACTCCATACGTTCTTCATCAATCTCTTTAATACGTATGTTAGCTTTCTCAAACATTTCTTGTGCTTGTTTAGCTGCAATTTTTTCTACAATGCCAGCTACATCAGGATATTCTTTTGCCCAGCTTTCTATGTCTTCATCAGATTTAGGTGGTACTATACCCTCTTGTTTTGCTACTTTCTCTAAGCGGCTAAACTTTTCTTCCCACTCTTTTTCTTTTTCTTGTACATGTCGCCTAAGATCACCGTAACGTTTTTTAAAAGTTCTTTCTTCTGCAGATAACGTTTCTTCTTTAACTTCTGTATCGGTCTCTTCCTCTTGGGGAGTTTCTTGTTCTGCATCTACTGGGGTATCTCCCCTTGCTTCAGCTTCAAGTTTTTTAATCTCCTCTTCTTCAGCTTGCATTTTCTTTTGTGTCTTTTCGTAATTGTAACCACGATCAACAAATCCTACAGACTTTTTTGTTTCTACTTGTGTTAGTTCAGGCATATCCTATCTCCTTTTATGTTGGGGTCAGCCGAAGCTGAGTAGCCTTATCGTTACTAGTATAGGGTATTAACCTATCTATTTTTTTTATTTCTTTTTTTCTTTTGCATTAAGCCGCCTTTATTGAAACCTCCACCTCTTTCTACTTTATATGCATAAGTTTCTACATTTCCTGTTGGAGTACTTACACTACGAGCACCTCCCGATGTTGGTGCAGATACACCTTCACTTTCAGCAACACTTGCAGCTTGAGTTTGCCTACTTTGCATATCTCGCATCATATCAGACGCAGAATAATCATCATCTCTAGACTCTCGTCTAGGCGCTGTAGTCATTGTAGGTGTTTTTACTTCAACATCAGTATCTTTAGTATCTTTTTTTATTTCACTAGCAGTAGGTGTTACTGTTTTATCACCAAATTTATTTTGTAGTTTAGTAACTGAAGATCTATTCTTACGTAAATCCTCCATAAACTTATCTAAGTCATCATCTCTTAAACTTCTGTCTACTTCAATCCCAGCAGCTACAAGTGCATCAATAACTTTCATATCTCCATCAGAACCAAATACAGCATCTATTGCTTTATCGGCTAAACCTAATCCAGATGATGCTTTTAATTCTGCATTAATTGCTGCCTGTAATGCATTTGCTCCAGTTGTATCTCCCATAGCTGTTCTAATAACTACTTCAGCTCTTGCACTAGCTAAGTTAGAAACTTGAACTCCGTATTTACCTGCAACAGCACCAGGAATACCACCTATAGCTGCACCTGCTAATCCTACAAGACCTGCTCCAAAGTCTGCTGGTTTACCAAAGTAACCTTCTGCTGAAGCCTTACCCCCCTCTTCACCAGAAGTAAAATCAGTAACTTCATACCAAGGTTTAGAAGTAGGTGGGGGAGGTCTACCGCTATCATCATTTCCACGAATTGTTTGTTGTGTAGGTGCTACTGTAGGTGCAGTTGTAGTATAACCTTGTGCCATTAATTGATCGTATCTAACTTGATCTCGTGGTAATGTTAAAGTTACTGTTTCTCCATTAGGGCCATACAGTGTTACTGTTGTTTGTTGTGTTTGTTGTGTACCAGCAGGGGGTTGATAAGCACCAGCACCAGGTTTTTCATAACTAAACTCGCCAGTATAAATTGGTCTTTGTGGTGAGGCTGGACCTGTTGACGTTACAAACTCTCCAGTTATACCACCACTCTGCATAGCTCTTGGTTGTTGATACATAGACTGTTGTTGTTGATATGGATCTGACATTTGCACCATGCCACCTTCAGCCATCTTTTTTATTTCTTGTAATTCTTCTGGTGTAAGATCTCCACCCATAGCCATTTGTCGTCCCATTGGACCAGCCTTAGGTCCACCTACAGGTACAGGTTCTCCACCAATTCGTCCATCTTTATCCATCTTGTTTAAACCATCTTTAGCTTTATTACGTAGATCTTCAAAATATTTTACACCAAAGAATCTTACTACATCAGCAGGAACTACATATTCACCTTCAGACAGTTGAGCAGGTATATCATCTCGTACTTCTTTAGCCATAGAACCAGATGGTACTTCATTACCTGATACAGGATCTTTCCTCATACCATCATCTTTAAGGCCACCTTGTTGCATGAAAGCCATTTCCATTTGTTTATTCATAACTGTTCCACCTTTGTTTAAACCCAGTCCTGCTTTATCTTTATCTTTAGGATCGAACTTAGCACTAGTACTTCTTAAGTATTTAGGATCTAATACAATAAAACTAGTGCTTCCAACATCCTCTAATTCGTTTGTATAAGGTATATGAGTATACCCATCATCAATTAAGTTTTGTCTAATTCGATCAATAACTTCTCTATCTGTTGGTATTCTATCAAGCTCCTTATACATTTCAGATAGTAAGGAGGCTCTTTCAACATTTAAAAAATTTCTTACTTGATTTTCTGAAGGGGGTATAAGCCTATCACCTTCTTTATAACCTAAGCCAAACTCTTCTCCTTGTAAAGGTTTACTTAAATTTGCTTTTAAAGGTATAACTGACCCTACTTCAATATCAGGATTTTCAGACATAAATTTTCCTAAGTAAGGATCGTTCATATCTACATCACCGTAATAGCCTCTGGACTCTAATATAGATTTTGCAACTTCTGTTCCACGCTCTTCAGCAGCTCTTGCTGTGCCTACATGAACTCCTATACCATCAAACATATCTCCATAGTTCATACTTTGTCGGGTATCAAGGACATCTTCTTTTGGTGTACCTTTTCTTGCAGTAGTATAGTGGTATACAGATTCTGTATGACCAGTCTTTTCAAATGGTGTTTTTTTTACTGTATCTTTAGGTCCACCCATTACAGGGGTATTTCTTTGTTTTAATGCATCTAAGTAAACTTGAGACTTTGTACCATCAGTTTGTTCTACATTAAGCATAGGTAAATAGTAATCACCATCTTTTTCAATATATTCAAATTTAATTTTTAAACGGTCTTCAGTTCTTTTTAAGTTTGAATTATTTAATTTTACTTTAGTTAAACTTAAACCTGTGATCGTATATGGGGGTAAAGCCTCACCCTTATAGTTTTGACTCTGTACTCTTACACCTTTTTGATAATCTCCATATATACCTGCCTCTTGTAACTCCCCTACAAGTTTAGCTTGTTTAGATGCTTGTTCTGAAATACTTGATATTAAATTTTTATTAAAATCCTTAAGTTCTTTATCTTCTTTTTTCTTCGTAAAAGAAATTATTTTAGGTTCTTCAATCATTGTAGACTCAGGTTTAGGCTTAGGTGCATCTAGTTCTTCTACTATTTTACCTGCACCAACTTTATCTGCTACTTTTCTAAGCCCTGCCTTTGCTGCTGTACCTAATCCAGGAATTAAACCAATAAGTTCTGCACCACCAAGTAAAGCTATCTTACGATAGTTAGGATCTTCTTTTTGCAACTCCTTTCGTATTTCTTCTGCAGTCATGGCAGTACCAACTCCAGGTAACATACCAGCCACAGTTTCTACTACTTGTTTACCAGCTTCTCTAGATCTTTCTTTATAGTCTTCACCAACAGTTCTTCTACGTCTACCTTCTGCATCTAATTTAAATGCTTGTTTTGTCTGTTCAACCATTTACTTTATCCCTAAGCCTCATTAAAGATCGTAGTACACGTATCTCACCCTGTAGTCTAAACATCTCATCGGGTTCCCTAGATTGTTCTAGTGATATATGAGTTAATGCAATACGTTCTGCTATCTCTTCTAAGAAAGTATTGTATAGCTCTGGATTATTTACAAGAGGTTTTAATGTATTATTCACGACTAGTTTCATTACTGTATTGTCTGTTCATTGCCTGAGAAGCCCTGTTCTCCTGGCTGAGGTGCTGTTCCTGTTCCTATGTTACCTCCCCCGCTACCTTGAGTATCCTGTACCTGTGCGCCAGCAGGAGCGCCCTGTGGAGATGGTGGTTTATTTACACCCTGTTGTTGTGGTGGTTGAGGTGGATCTGGGTTTGCTTCTTTAAACTTCTTAAGTATCTCTGCTTGTATAGCAGCCTCAGTCATATTGTTGCCTACCTTATCAGGATCAAGATCCATAGACTTAGCAATCTCACGAACCACGTAATCCATTCTAAAGAACGGTGCTAGTGTTGGGTTCTGCCCTATTTGCAAGAACTGCATGAGACGTTGACTACGTACCTCATTAGCCATTAGACTTTCTGTGCCACGAGCTTTAATTTCTAAGTCACCTTTAATCTCTGGATCAAAATCAAACTGCATGTTAAAGTTAAAGAATGCTTTACCAAGTGGTGCAAGAAGGTAATCATCTATATTCTTTACAACATTCCTAATAGAGCCGTTGGCAGCAGACATAAGCATAGAAATACCAGAGGCTGTACGACCAACACCAGACACCCCTGTCTGACCATGTGCGAAAGATGGAAATCCAGTTGATTCATCTGCTAATACCCTTGCTTTATCAAACATCATCATGTT